GACGAACTACCCAAGATACCAGCTTGCCGTCTTAACTCATCTAACGCTTCGTTCGTGAAATGTCTGTCCAGTATTGCATGCTCTTTTGAATACATATTCTGTAATTCAATTTCAAGCTCGGCCTTTAGTAGCTCCGCTCGTGATATGTACATCTTTGAGTTGTACGTTCGTAACCATTCATCCGTGTATGGGCTGAAATCTTTTTCTTCAACCGCTTGGGCTGCCTTTTTCGCCCACTTTGGAACGTCAAAGTCTTTTATTCTTTTGTTGGCTTCCGATCTAGTTAAACCACTGCGCCCCGCATACGATAAATAGTAATTGTCAATTTGTTTTTGGATGCGGTCGATAGATTCTCGGTAAACCCCTTCGAGCATTTTCTCACGATCAAAATCACGCTTAGCCCATTCATTTTGAATACGTCGTTCTTCGTTATAAACCTGTTGTCTATTCAGTACCTTCATTCATATCACGCTCTCTCAGTGCGAACTGGCGTTCTTCATCGGTGGCATACGGATTGATGTTATCTTCTGCCAATCTTTGTTTCTCGTTTTCTGAACTATCAATGAAACTTGCTAACTCCATTAATGTTGCTTGTGATACCTCACCATTTGCATTAATGTACTTCTCAACTTCCGCCCAAACGTCTTGTGGGATGTTTGTGTGGAATGTGAAGGTTAAATCATCAGCTGTAATACCTGTTTGTGATAATTCTTGACGGATATTTCCAATCAATTTATAACGTCTACGCAATGCTTTTGTATAAAATGATTCTTTAATTGATTTGATTTGCTCCAGCCCAATCATTTTGTACTGCATCGACACACCAGATTGACCCGAAAAGAATCGGTCATCGTCGAGGTTAGGTACGTGTGAAAGTTTGTAAATATCGTTAACCAGTCGTGTCTTGTACGCTTCTGTTCCAGCCACGTCATACTGTTTATAAATATAGCCAGCATCCATGGTGGTTTGCTTCCCGTTGACATCTGTCCCAGATTCCAATGCTAGGATGTTCGCACTTTTCATATTGATTAAATCATTGCCATCTATCCCAGCACTCTCAAAGTCGCCTTTAATGACCAATAACGCATCGTTTAAATCACTCATATAGTTCGCTGTGTCTGATTGTGCGCTGTCGTATGCGTCAATTAAGGGAATCTCTGTTTCAAAGTCACCTTGCCTAAAGCGGTTGTTCCACCACTCAACGACAGGTACATCTTTGTATAAATTAACCTTGCGTGATTGCTCAACGAATGTCGGGCTGTCCTGATTGGTCGGCTCGTATTTAATGACATGCTTTGCTGTATAAATGGTCATGTAAACCAAGTCGTTATATACTGGCACATGCACTGCACCGATAATATCTTTTGAAACATCGCTCGACCGAACGACGAAAATATCTTTCGGATCAATGATTGAAATAATGTCGCTTCCATCTTCTTTGCGGTAATGCAACTCAAACGCTCGACCGTATCGTGATGTATCAAACCCTAGTTCAAAGTTAAGTGAATCGATGTCATTTGTATCGTTAACTTCAAAAATAGGCGCCAGCGCTTCCTCTTCGTCATCATCCAATGCTTTAGTTCCAATCGTGATTGGCTTACTCATTAAGTAACCCGTAATGTAATTGGATATATACCCACCCCAATTATGACTAACTCGGTGGTCTGCCTTTTCCTTTTCCAGTCGTTTGCGCCCGTTGAAAATGGTATGGTTAATACCTTTCGAATAGCCGTCTAATATTTCTAAGCGGTGTTTCTGTTCGCTGTTAAATGTGCTAATCATCTTAGCTAGCACCTTCTTGCCATTCTCAGTATCGACCAGCTCGTTCATATCATGATAAACAAAATGCGTGTTTGCGTTCTCGGAAAACTGTAACGAATCGCTACGTTTTTCTGTGTCTATAAAGTCCATATCACGTTCAAATCTTTGTGATACCGGTATGTATTGTCCTTCCGTCACTTAATCGCCTCCTTATCCAAATAGTTGTTTGGCTCGTTTTATTTTCGTTTTTGTGTCTGATTTTGGTTTGCTGTCTATTAAGTGTTGCGTGTATATTGCATAGCGTACTGCCTTTTTGTTATCGCTTCGGCTCTTTATCCGAAACTTCTTACAGTTGTTATTCCTGTAAGTCCAGACTATCTTTTCGTTTACTAAACGTTGGGGCCTCGTGGATGGATTATATTCTCTTTCGAGGTTCACCATCTAGTCGTTGCATGTGCTTAATATATTACCACCAAGCTTCCATTCGGATTGGCATTTCAGCGTTCCCGTTTTCTTCCCCAATTTATCCTCGACCCAGTTTACACTAATCGAGTACATCATCCCATTCTTTTAACGGTTCGTCTTTTTGCGAATTAGGCTTCCACTTATACTGGTAAATTTCATCTTCAAACCTAGGCACTGTACCTTGGACATAAAATAATTGATCGTTCTTCCAAAGCTTAGCAACTTCTTCGATACCAGCTATTACTGACTTGTTACTAAACCTTGCCTTGATGCCATTACGTTTAAAGTCTGCGATGTGTTCCGTCCTAGCGGTATCACAATAGAAATTTATATCGCCGTACTTTCGTTGAAACTCAACAGCTCTATCAACCCACCAATCAATGTGTTTATATTGTTCTGCTACTCCGTCGATGATATAAGTTTTACCGTCATCGGTTTCACCTAAAATCACAATTGAACCATGGTGGTCATAACCCCAGTCAACCCCAGCGTAATAACGTGCGAAGTCGCTAGGTGGTTCACTAATGATATGTTTACTCTTATCAAAATCAGAATAAATAGCACCCTCAGCAATCGTCCACAACCCTAAAATATCCCGATCGTAGAACTTGCCTGACGGTGTTGCCGCTTTGATTGAGTTTTTATATCGCTCGTCTAAAAATGTGTTGTCGTCCAACTTGAAATGGAAATCAATAACCATATCGTCTTTAGCGTCTATGTAATCTCGTTTAAGCCAATGATTAGGATTATCTGGGTTTGAATCCCACACGACCCTTGCCCCTTCACCCGAACAACGAGAAATGATTTCTTTAAACACTTCTTCGTTAGCTAGTGATGCCTCATTGACGTACGCTCCATAAGCCGTGAAACCCCTAGCTCTTTTCAAACCACTGATTGAACCTGTGTAGACTTGCACAACTTTCACACCTTTGAAAATAAAAGACCCATGCTTATCATACTTAGGTTCAAACTCGTACTTGTTGTAAAGTTCTTGAAGCACGTTGTTTTGAATAGAAGTTGATGATGTCCCAGCTAAGATATACATAGGTTCATCCACGCCTAGTCTGTCCGCTATCTCTCGCACTCGAATTAACTCACTAATAAATGCGTCGTTATTTACAACTGTCTTACCAGCACGCTTAGCGCCATGTAATCCGCAAATAAAGAAATCACCGTTCCATATGCGATTAAGTACCTCTAGTTGTTTCTTTGTGTATAAATCACTAATCGCCATTTTGAACTTCACCCTTTAGCATAGTAATGAAATCAGCAATCTTATCATCTTGTTGTTCGTTACCACCGATTTGCGATTGGAGTTTTTCAATTTCTAGTTGCAACTTCTTAGCCTCGGTAACTGTCGGATAACGCTTCATCAACTCGCTACCAGCTTTTATCATATCTTTGATAGTTGCTGGTTGTTTTAACTCCACCACTTCACCTGTTAATGGATTGATTTCTTGCACAATGTCATATAATTCACGTCTTAAAATCGATGTGTACATTTGTAATACCTCATCGGCAGTGGCTATCTTATCTTTTTCTATTTTTTTCACACGTTCTTCGATGTATTCTTTTATGTGAGGTTTTCTGAGGTTTTCATACCCCGTTTCTGCCGCTGTTTTCGCCGAATACCCAGCTTCTATCGCTGACTGTGACGCATTCCCACTGATGATGTACTCATCAGCAAATCTCTTTTGTTTTGGTGTTAAATTAGCTATTTTCCATCACCACGTTTCTTTATAATAAAAAAGACACCCGTTAAGGTGTCTGAATAATTTATATACCACACATAGTGTGCCAAATGACTGCGTTCCATATGGGCTCATTCGTCCCCGCTCATAATCATCTGGATTTAAAAATAAAAAGTGAGTGAAGTTCGCAACTGGTTCTCATAGGTTGTCGGCTTGCTGTCC